TATGGAGAAATACAGGAACAATATTCTAATTCTACCTTTAAACCTATAAATGAGCCTTTTACTATACAAGTAGGTGATGAAATTAGAATACAAGGTAGAGAAGATAGAGTATTTTTAGTAAATGAAGTAAAAACTGAAAATACTAATTTTGGTGTTTCAGGATCTATTGTAGTAAAAGTAGAACCCGAAGTTCCACCATTATTAAATTTAGATCATTTCTTACTAAGAAGATATAACCCCGATGGTACATCGGTATTAATTAACATGACACCCCCTTCTTCTTCTTTTGCTACTACTAAGGGATTAATAAAAAATGAAACTATAAGTGTAGAGTTAGAAGAAAATATTAACAACATAATAGCAAAATTATCAGAAGAGGGAACTATTTAGTATATTTATAAATAAATTATTTAAAGAATGGGATATTTAAATAACCAAGTCGTAACTGTTGACGCAATTTTAACAAAAAAAGGAAGGGAATTATTAGCTAAAAATGATGGTTCATTTAGAATCACTCAATTTGCAGTAGCTGATGATGAGATAGATTATACACTTTATAATCCAAATCATCCTTCGGGATCTTCATTTTATGGAGAAGCCATAGATAATATGCCTCTTTTAGAAGCATTTCCTGATGATACTCAAATTATGAAGTATAAATTAGCAACCTTACCTAGAGGAACAGCTAAACTTCCAGTTCTTGATTTAGGATATTCAGCTATTACATTAAAACAGGGTGCTTCATTAGCTATTACTCCTCAAACTCTTAATTATTTGGGTGCTGCATCAGCTAATGAAACTTCGGGATATTCTTGTACAATATCAGATGTAAGATTATTAAACACTTTTACAGGTACTGGTATTAACACCACGGCTGCGCAAGCCCAAAATACAACAGTTAATCAAACTTTAGGTACTAATATATCTCAAACAGTTATTGGATCTCAAATTAATTTAAGAGCTACTACTGTAAATACATTATTCGGGGATACGGCAGTAATAGGCTCTAAAATTAGAACTACACTTACATTTGTAGGATTAGATTCTGGAGCTAGATTAACTATTCCTTTAACTATCACAAAAACAGCATAAACATAAAACATGAGTTTTAAAAGATTTGATACTGAAGACATAGTAGTAAGTAGTGATTCCATAACAGGCACAGCGTGGTCTACTGGAGCTCCTACATTAACTTCTTTTTTCACTTCCTCTGTCCAAAAAGCCGGAAGTTCGGGAGATTTTTATTTAAGTGTATTTGAGGCTGATCCTAATGTAGTAAATAGTAGTGCTAGTGTACAATTTGAAATAGCCTACTGTGATAATAAAGGATCAGGTTCAGTGTATTATAATGCAGGCGTTACTGGTAGAACTCCTACATTAACTAACTTTGGTCAATATAGATCTCTTATTTTAGAAGATGAAAACGCTAGTTTTATATTTGGTACTGGTACTAATGTAGTTACTGGATCCCATTTTTATGCATTAAATGTAGAAAGATCTAGATATAAAGAATCTCTTTTCCCTGAAACCTTTAATTTAGCTTTATCGGGCTCTGGGGGTGTGGGAAAAATTCACTTAACTAATGATTCTAAGGATGTGTTGGTAAATACATTCTTGGGTTCTACTAGAGTATTCCAGGTAGTTTCTGGTTCTAACGGAAATGCTTTTGGAACTGATGGTTATGTAACTAATAGTGGTTCGTATGGGCTATTCCTTCCTGATATAGGAACAGTTTTATTAAACCCTACAGCCATATCTCAATCTATACATGTAGCAGCTAATAGAACTAATAATAGTGATGGTTTAAACAATCAAATATTATTTGATGCTATTAAAAGAGCTTCAAGTTTCCAATTGAATTCACAAGAAACTATATCATCAGATTATGTGTTTGTAAGATTAAGAAATAATGAATTTAATTACTCTGAAAATCCATCATTTATATCAGGTTCGACAGGAGAAGTCATATATTCTAATTTTATAAATCAACCACAAGTATATGTTACAACAGTAGGAATGTATAATGATGCAAATGAATTATTAGCTACGGCTAAAATGTCTAGACCTCTTCTTAAGGATTTTACTAAAGAAGCATTAATTAGAGTAAAATTAGATTTCTAAAGTGAATGAGTGCATTCAAACAATTCAATGCAAAGGATGTAGTATTAACACCCTTTAAAGTTAATAAAAGTTTTACTTTTAGGGGAGCCCATCAACTCACTGGTTCGGATGTAGGTATAGATAGATTTATAGGAAAAAATTCTCCATCAACTGATTCTATAACTACAGAACCTACTACGGGTCAAATCTCTAGCATACCTCAAAGGTTACTTTATAAATCTATAAAACAGTTATATTATAGTAATTTTTTAATAGATTCATCAGGTAGTGATGCTGTAACAGCTTCTTTTAATAATGATGGTACTATAACTGGACCCGCATCTACTACTAATTACTATAACTATTTATCATCTGATCTTTTACCTAGAAGAGAATTTCCTACCCAATCTAATGCTAGAATAGGAGTTATTTCTGTCCCATCTAAATTATATGGAGAATATATAAAACCAGGTACTTTTAGGTATGAAGAGGATGCTACTATTATGACTGATGATAGTGAGGGAAATTTATTTGATCAGTTTGGGAATCAGTTAGGAAATATTATTTACGAACATGGACTAGCTATATTAACTGTAGAAAATGAAGAAGCCTATGATTCTTTATATGGAGTAGCTGTATATGGTACTGATTTATATGGGGTAGCACCGGGTTTTGATGCATTTATGACAGGTTCTAATGTTACTTGTTCTTTTGAAAGTACCCTAACTCTTAATGAGGTTCAATACGCAGCAAGAATAACTGAAAATGAATTTGGATATTCCCTGAATCCTACGTTAATTTCGGGTAGTAATATAAATAGTAATGTTTATTATGATTTTGCCACAGGTTCATTTTTTCAACCCTATATAACAACTTTAGGCATGTACAATAATAGTTATGATTTAGTAGCTGTTGCTAAATTAGCAAAACCACTCCCAGTTTCACAATTTACTGACACTACAATAATGGTTAATTTAGATTTATTTTAATGAATTGGACTTACGAAGGAAAGGAAATTACAGATATTTCCCAATTCCCAGAAGAAACATTTGGTTTTATTTATGAGGTAACACATATACCCTCAGGTAAAAAATATATTGGAAAGAAACAATTATTCTTTAATAAAAAACTCCCCCCTCTTAAAGGTTATAAAAGATGGAGAAAAGTAGTTAAAGAGGGTAACTGGAAAACTTATTTTGGTTCTCATGATTACATAAAAGGACTAATTAAAGAAAATAAACAAGAAGAATTTAAACGAGAAATAATTCAAATTTGTTTTTCTAAAAAAGAACTTACATATAGTGAAACAAAATATCAAATGATGTTTGAAGTCCTGGAAAATCCTTCGTATATTAATAGCAACATACTGGGGAAATTCTTTAGATCCGATCTAGAGAATTATAAAGACTAATATGATAAATGATTTGTTAGTAAATTTAGCCAACTCTGTATTAGGAGGAGGTAGAAAAACTGCACGAGGTAATTATGCTTACACTTGTCCTTTCTGTAATCACCATAAACCAAAATTAGAGGTAAATTTTACAGTTAATAAAAAGGGACTTAACCCTTGGAATTGTTGGGTATGTAATACTAAGGGTAGTAGGTTAATAACTTTATTTAAAAAAGTTAATGCTGATAACTCTAAAATGCAGGAGTTAAAGTCATTAGTTAAAGTTTATGATTACGATAATGAACATGGGGTATCTACAGAAACTCTATGTTTACCTAAGGAGTATAGTAATATATTAGGTAATAATGATATCATAGCTAAACACGCATATTCCTACCTTAAACGTAGAGGATTAACCGATAATGATATTATAAAATATAATATAGGATATTGTGAAAGTGGTTTATATGCTAAAATGGTAATTATACCATCTTATGATATTAATGGTAATTTAAATTATTTTACAGCTAGATCATTTGAAAAAGATCCATATGTAAAATATAGAAACCCTAGTTGGTCAAGAGATATTATACCATTTGAATTTTTTATAAATTGGAATCTTCCAATTATACTATGTGAAGGCCCTTTT